TCTAAATTTACAAATTCTTCATTTTCATAAAATAAAGCGATTGAATTATGATCTTCAGATCTTTTTTTAGCTATTTCATACCATCTATCTTTTCCGTATTCTTTTTCTCCATCTATCCACTTTTGTGTTGGACCTACACTATGACGTAAATAGTTTCTTATTAATAGTTTGCTATGGTTTTTAACAATCTTCACAGCATGAAAATATGGTTCTTTTCCAGGAAATAGTGGAGAGCCGGATGGAAATACTATAATATCTCCTGCTTTAGGTTTATAAAAAATTAAATCGTCTTTTACTGAAAATACAATTTCCCCTCCTTCGTAGTCATCATTCAAGTAAGTTGTACATGTCAATAAAAATTTTTCTCCAGGCCAATACCATTCTCCAATAGCATAGTCTGTATGAAATTGCATTGTTTTTCTCTCCCCAGTATCAACATCTTGGTCGTACCTAGCAAAATTCGGGCTATCTATATAGCTATTTTCTGGAAGAGATATATTATATTTTGTAATGTAGTTTGTAATTGCTGCTACATTTGCTTGACTTACTCTATCAACTAAACCCATTTCCTCAACGTTTAAATGAATATCAAAATTTGATTCATAGAAACTTTCAAGAGAATCGTAACTATTTATGTGGGAATATTTTCCAAATATAAACCAATCTTTCCATTCACTTATTATTCCGTTTGCGTTATGCAATTCGGAATTACGCATAACTCTTGCTAAGTTATCAGCGTCTGGAAGTAACTTATTGTATACATGTATATATGGATATATCTCTTTGTAACTTAAATCTAAATTAAACATTTTTAATCCTTTAAAGTATAAAAATTTGTGTAAGAATACTTTACCCCAGAAATAATAGGAACAGTAGAGTGAGTTTGAAGTGCGTCGAATAATATAACACAATTTTTTTTAGGTTTTATAAAAAAATACTTTTCTTTATTATTATTATAAAAAACTAAATCTCCACCAGAATAATTATCATTGAAATAAAAAACAGAACTTAAATGAACTGTTTTTTTATTATTTAAAATAACCCATTTATCTTTGGGTTCCCAGTCTTTATGCATATCTATGAACTGATTCTCAACATACCTGACTATTGACTGCCCAGTATATGATTCAACTTCTTTAGAATAATGAGCTTTAATGTGGTTCTCTATTTTTTCATTTATTTTTTTTATAAAATTATAGTAAGGAAAATTTTCATCTACAGAATAAGATCGCAATGTTGAATATGTTTCTTGTTTTGCAGAAGGATTTAATTGAAAATTTAAATCATAAAAAGAAGACTGAATTAAATTAAGCTTATCTTCCTCTATTAAATTTTCTATGATTACTGTTGGGTACATTTTTTATAAAGTCTCCCATCTTAAGTATTTTCTAAAATCATTAATAGGAAAAACTGCCGGATCAACCCACCAATCCTCATGTTTTTCTCTTACGACTAGCGCATATCCTAAACTATCTAATATTTCTCTTTGAGCATCTCTCATGGCAGAGTTTCTAAAATACATATTAGCATCGTGTTCAAAGGTAATAATAGAGAATCTATACTGTGTTAATGGAAGAGATATTAAACCAAGTAAGCTCAGATAATGATTACCAAAAGGTCTTCCATCCTCCTGGTATCCGCCATCTATATCTACCTGTAGATAATCAATCTGTTTTGGAAAATTATTATTTTCAAAATATGATATATAATTAAATTCAAGAGCATCTCCGAAACAAGGATTTTTTCTATTAGTTTGAAACTCAAGTTTTCTATCTTCTGATACCTCAAAAGATACGCCACTCCAATCATAGTCTGATTCAAGATAAAATGTATTACTTCCTAATTTAGAATCAAAAGCTCCTAATTCTACATATACTCCATCTTTTTTTCCATTAAAAATTTCTATTACAAATTTTTCTTGAGAAGAATTTCCTCTATACATATAAATTTCTCGATTCTACAATGTGTATTGTTTATTTGTTCTTTTTTTATTAACATCGTTAATTATCTCTGGCATCCAAAACTTATGTGGATTTTCTTGCCCCACTTTTTCTTTCTGCTCAAAAGAAGTTCCATAACAAGCTATGCTTAAAAATGCATATCTCTGACCACTAATTACTGGATATACCTCATGTCTACCAATGTATGAAGATGGATATATGGCAACACTGCCAATTTTTGGCCTATAAACATATGGTACATTAGGGAAATGAATTTCTCCACCTAAATAAGTATAGTCATTCATTTCTTCCTGATTGGCTACGCAATCATTAAGGTAAAGATTGATACTTGAACTATTGTGCATTGATACTTGATTTCCGGTTTCTTTACCCCATTCATATGGGACTTGATCATCACAATGCAAACCTATTCTTTGACCATCTTCATAACCAGCTATATGTCCAGTGGGTCTCCACCATGATGTTGTTGCTGCATCAGGAAAGTAGCAACAGTATTCAACTAATGCTTGGTAAACAGCTTCTTCTAAGCTATCAATGAAATCAATGTATTTTTTAGGGACTTCTACTTGTAAATTTTTTCCTTTTGTATTTAAAAATCTTTGTGGGGCTTGCTGAATATCTTGTAGTTTAAATTTAAAGCCAGTTTTATTTACTGCGTACTTTTCGCCGTCTTCTTCATGATAAGTAAAAGTTTCCTCTTCATTAATGCGAAGCCAATTGATATATTCAAAAAGAAAGTCCTGGTCTATATCAACTACGTCTTCGCATATTACTACTCCCATTCCAATGTGTTTTGATTTCATAACTATCCTTAATAATTTGATTTCGTAATATAAAATTGTGGTGAATCTTCTTTGTATCCAGATTCTAATAAATGCTTCTTTAAATCTTCCCTAAGTGTAGGCATGTAAATATTTGTAGCTTTTTTTGACAATTCTGGGTCTTTTAATGGATCTGCTACATATTCGTGAACTGCTGGATTTGGAGTTCCCTGACTATACCATCCAAGATAACTATATCTAAAACCTTCTTTAACTGGCTTAACTTCATGGGCAGCCATGTAGTTGGATGGGAAAAATAATATATCACCTTTTTTTGGAGAATAATCTATATCTAAATAGTTAAAATAATGATGTCCACCAATATAATTTTGACCGTTTAATTCTTCTTCGGTATCAACAGAATCATTAAAGTATACTAAACTTGTTACAACATTCCTCAAAGCTAATTGATCTTGAGGTTCTAATACGCCGTATATATAATCACCACTAATATCGGAATGGGAACCAAGATAAACATTTTTTGGATATTGCAATATGTGACCTTTAACTTTCCACCATACACATTTGTAAGCTAATGGAAATAATTCAAAATATTGCAGCAAGCATTTGTCTTTTACTGACTCTATAAAAGACAAAAAATCACGTAAATCTTCATTGTCTTTGTAGTGTATAGCGCTAGCTCTTTTTGGCATTAAGTCAATGCTGTCCCTATTAAAGAAGTACCCACTTTTATTCACGTATATCTCTTCACCAGTTTCAGGGTCTATCCCCGGAGAGTACATCTCGTTCCATTCTTCTTCTATTAGGTTATTTGATCTCTTGAGTAAATTCTCCCAATCTAAATCTATACAACCTTCAAATACTACAACTCCACCACCTAAGTGTTTTGGTTCCACTTTATTGAATATCATAATCTTCCAATTTCTTCATTGGTATCATTGCTTGTCATTGGTCTGTTAGCGGCTTCAGTTAAAAGTGACATTAACTCTGGATCTGTATTTGCATGTTTTCTTTTTATTGCCTCCAAATAGTCATTAACTATATCTGGCATCCATACTTGCCCGCTATCCATTACTTCAGAAGGCTGTCTGATATTTACCCCTCTATTTGGATCACTTGATCCATGTGCAAAATAGCCAACATAAGCGTATCTTTCTCCCTCTTTACATTCCATAACCTTGTGTGTTCCTAAATAATTAGAAGGAAACATTAAAACGTCTCCAGCTTTTGGGAAATAAGTAAATTTAGCGTAAGGAAAAACTATTTCACCGCCTACGTAATCATGTTTATCTTGAATCTCATTAACGGAATCATTAAAATAAATAAGACCACCTAAAACATTTCTTATAGCTAACTGTTGATCGGGTTCTGCTCCTGGTTGGTAATTAACATCATTATCACAGTGCTTGCCAAATCTTCCACCTTTTCCATAACCCACTATATGACCTTGAGTTCTCCACCATAAACAGGTAAGAATCATAGGGAATATCTCTACGTATCTAAGCATACAGGCGTAGAGGGTATCTTCACATGCTTTAAAGAAAGCAAAATATTCTTGACCCAACCCCTCGTGCATAAAGTTCATAATATGATTAGATGCAATTTCTACATCTTCTAAAGCATACCTATGCCCACTTCTGTTGATTGCATACAACGGATTACCTAGATCATCGTTAATAAAAGTAAAATCATCCTTTAAAGCCTGTAGACGTAGGCTTTTAGCAAAATCTAATATATAACCATGATCTTGCATTGGGAGTACATTCTTAAAAAGAACAATTCCCATATCATGTATCTCTATATTTTCTTCTTTTATCTGAAACACTATATCAACCTAGGTTCTGTACCGCATGGCCCTTCTGACAAAGTGTTATCTGATTGTTTTAATTCCTCTTGTTTATCAACTTCAACGATATCATGACTTTGTGAATATTGAGTGACTTCTCTACCCTGGTAAACTGGATTCCACCCAGCCTCTACTCCAAATTCTGCTGATCTGTTTTCCCATCTTGAATAAGGCGTTCTGCAATACATTTCGTAATCGTCATAAATATTATTGAACCACACAGGGGGACACCATTCAAAACTTTCTGATGGTTCAGATATCACCACATTGGCCGGTATGTCAGACGATCCTTGTCCAAAGAATGTTAGATAAGAGTATCTAACTCCGTTACCCATTCTTCCTACATCGTGTGCTGCGACGTAGTTTGTCGGAAAGAATATAATATCTCCTTTTTGAGGCTTATAAGAAACCCCTAAATGAACAAATCTTAGATGTCCACCAGTAAAGTTTCTGCCATCTAGTTCGCTTTCATCATCGACGCAATCATTTAGATACAACAATGCTCCACAGGTCTGCCTAGAGGCAACCATGCCCTTAGGCATGTATCTAACGCCATTAGTTACTTTGTAATTTGTGTCGTTATCAGCGTGGCACCCTAGTATTCCACCATCACCATACCTAAGTATATGACCTCTAGTCTTCCACCAAATAGACCCAATCATTAATGGGTAATGATCTATGTATTTAATTAAACCTTTGTATATTTGATCTTCTAAATAAATAAAGAAATTTTTTACTTCTTCTTCAGTCTTAGGGTTTACTGGATCTAATATTCTCACTGGAGCTGCTGGAACATCTTCCATTCTATATTTAAATCCGTCTTCATTAATTCCATATGTAACGCCATCTATTTCTTTGTATGACCATCTATTTTTATGTGCTTCTTCAGCTCTTGAATCTATATGGCTAAGAACTAAATCTTGATCTATTTTAAATGCATTTCTAATCACGACTATACCAGGTGCTAATTCTTCTGTTTCGAAATCCGCTATTTCTTTTATTGTTGATTCATTAAACTTAGGCGATACCGGATATGCAGTACTGCTCATTCTTGATTCATCTTTTTTAAAAAAAGAACTACTATCTTCCATTATCCCAATACCTCATCTATAGCTTGCCTAATGGTCCACCCTGCACCTTGAATTCTAGGAGTTTCATCTAATGGCATGTCTTGCCAGTTAAACCTAGATATCATCATTCCATCTCTGCTAATTAAAAACTTTTCATAGTTATGGGAGATTCTTGCCATTGCTTGGCCTGCTAGGTTTTGACCCTTTTGAGCCTCTTCACTACCGTCTGCTGCAAAGTCTGAATAAGCTCTTTTTTCATAACCCTTAAGAAAGGCAAAGGCTTCGTGTTCATTTTTTCCATTTACTTCAACTTTTTCAAAAATAGGAAAAGTAACAAAAGAATAATTTTGTTTAATAAAATCTGCTATTTCTTCATTAGTACCAGGATCCATTGATCCAAACTGATTGCAAGGGAATGCTAATACAGAAAAACCTCTATCGCTAAACTCCTCATGTACGGACTGCAATTGTCCAAGTTGTCTACATGTTCTTGCGTATGACCATAATTTTGAACACTGGGGTTCATAACCAAATTTGCTGGCTATATTTACGACTAATGTTATCTTGCCTTTAAATTCAGAAAGATAATCTT